GCTAGGTTTAGACAAAATCCCTACTATTGACTGTTCAGATATGACTAAAAGCCAAAAAAAGGCTTATATCATCGCTGACAACAAGCTAGCCTTGAACGCTGGTTGGGATAATGACCTACTTAAACTAGAAATCACCGATTTGCAGGAAAAAAACTTTGATATTGATGTTCTTGGTTTTGATATTTCGGAGCTAAATTTTACAGCCGAGGTTGATTACGGAATTCTTGATGAAGAAGATGTTAGCCAACAACTATCGGATATGGCCAATGGCGTAAGAAAAGCTATTCAGATCGAGTTTGAACCTGAACATTACGATGAGGCGTTTGAACTGGTTAAGTTTTGGCGTGAAGAAAAGGCTTATGTAGGCATGATGCTAATGAACTATCTGAAGGCCGAAAAGAGCAAATTATGATCCTTAAACAAGGTGAATCCAAGGGGATCAAATATTTTTATCGTGATGGCTTTTCAGATCAAAAGACTTTTGAAGAAGTCATTGGCAACGATACTTACCAAAAAAAAGGCTTTAAGATCCTGCCCGATGAGAATTGGATGGATTGTGGCGGTAATGTAGGTGCTTTTACCCTGCTAGCTTGCTCTAAAGGTGCAAATGTCACGGTTTATGAGCCTGACCCATTCAATTGCGAGATGCTAGAAAAGAACTTAAAGCTAAACGGTTTTAAAGCAACGATTAAGCAGGCCGCATTAGTTCATAACGACACCAAAGAGATCATTCTATTCATTGGCAATAACAACAATGTATGGCGTAACTCCATTATTAAAAAATGGAATAACAAAGGCATTAAAGTACCTTGCCTAAATTTCAATGAAGAAGCCAAGAACTTTGATTCTTGCAAGATGGATATAGAAGGGGCTGAAATGCTTATTCTTGAGAATTATTCCCATGTTTTCAATAAGTTAGTGTTTGAGTGGAGTTTTGACATTGACCCCAGTTTGCCTAGATTTTGGGCAATTGTTGAAAAATTACAAAAAGATTACAAGGTAGCCCCAGTAGGTAACACGGGTAAATTTGTCAGCCGTGATTACGATACATGGCAAAAGTCATGGTTTCCAGCTTGTACTAATGTTTACTGCACTCAATGAAGACAGTCGAATTAGTCAAAATTGACCATAGCGTTAAGATCGGTGATATCTGCGGTGATATTGAGCCAAATATTACTGAAGATACGCTATTTATGGCTGACGGGGTAGCAGTAGGCTTTTACATCAAAGAACTTACTGGCAGGCTCAAACAACTTGCGGATGTAGCTAACGCTGAACTCTTAAGCGATCGAGTGCCTAAGAGTGAAATGAGGCGTTCTAGCGGCCTTAGAGACAGTCAATTCGAGGTTAAACAATACAGCACCATTCTTGGCTCATGCCCACCAAAGCCGCACATGAAACGCCCCTATCCAGCCATTTCAAGCGTTCATCAGGTAAAGACAGCCCAAACTTTTATTAAAGCTATGTTCATGCTATGCAAGGAGTCTGAAAAACTGATTAAAGAGATTACGCCTGAAATCTATGAAAAGCAAAAGAGAATCATTAGCGAAAAAGTACCACCCCAGTTTAGATTTGGTGAATTATTTACATCAAGTATTAGCAATTTCAACATTCCTGCGCCATTTCACAGGGATGCAGGCAACCTTGAAGGGTGCGTTAATGTCATCATTGCTAAGAAGGTAAACGCTAAAGGTGGTAATACAACTGTTCCTGATTACGGAGCAACTGTTGATAGTAGGGATAACTCTATGCTGGTTTACCCTGCTTGGCGTAATGTTCACGGTGTAACCCCTATTAGACCTATTGCAGAAGGTGGTTATAGGAATAGCTTAGTGTTTTATCCACTCAAAGCATTTAACAATTATTGGGAATAAATCGGAGTTATTAAAATGGTAGGCAGACCCCCACACAAACCCACAAAAGAGAGCCGAGATCAGGTTAAACGCCTGTCTGCTCTTGGTTGCCCTCATGAGGATATAGCCACACGCTTAAAGATTAGTGCTGACACGCTGGTGAAGTATTACCAAGACGAACTAGACGAAGGGCGCATTGATGCCAATTCTGCTATTGCTGGAACTTTGTTTAATCAAGCTAAAAAAGGTAACACTGCGGCCGCTATATTTTGGCTTAAGACACGGGCAAGATGGAAAGAAACTCAAGTTAATGAAGTTACGGGTGCTAATGGTAGCGACCTAAGAATCTCATGGGCTGATGAGTAGGGATATAAAACTCAAATACCGCCCTAGAAGCGTTTTTGAGGACTTCCACGACCGTAAGCAACGCTGGGCAGTGATAGTGGCTCATAGACGATGCGGCAAGACTGTGGCCTGTATCAACGATCTCATAGTCAAAGCCCTGTTAGAAAACAAGCCTCACGCCCAGTATGCCTATATTGCGCCTTTTTATTCACAGGCCAAATCAGTGGCTTGGAGATACTTAGAACGCTTTTCAGAGCCAGTAATGACAAAAACAAACCAATCAGAACTATGGGTTGAGCTAATCAACGGTGCAAGGATTAGGCTATTTGGCGCTGATAATCCTGATGCGCTCCGTGGAAACTTCCTTGATGGCGTAGTGCTAGACGAAATGGCTGATATGAAACCGAACCTTTGGGGTGAAATTATCCGTCCACTTTTAGCAGACAGATTGGGCTGGGCTACCTTCATCGGGACACCGAAAGGCCATAACGCTTTTTATAATATATTCAACGAGGCCACCAAAAAACCTAATTGGTATGTAAAAGTGCTACGGGCTGATCAAACCATGCTGTTGCCTCAATCAGAGCTAGACGATGCAAAAGCATCTATGTCTGATAATCAATATGAGCAAGAGTTCTTATGTTCATTCGAGGCGGCTATTTTAGGAGCATATTATGGTCAAGAAATGCGTAGGCTTACTGATCTTGAGCGCATTACTACTGTGGATTACGATCCAATGTTCCCCTGCCATACTGCTTGGGATTTGGGGTTCAACGATTCCACTAGCATTTGGTGGTTTCAGGTAGTGTACGGTGAAATCAGGGTGTTAGATCACCATTCATCTAACGGTCAATCTATACCGTATTACATGGGTTTGATTAGCCAAAAAGAGGAAGAATTTGGTTACAAATATGGCTTTCATTATTTGCCGCATGATGCACGGGCGAAAACATTGGCCAGCGGTGGTAAGAGCATAATCGAACAAATTGCGACAAAAATTGACATAAAACACCTAAAAATTGTTCCAAACTTGTCAATTCAAGACGGAATACAAGCTACACGACTTGCATTAACACGCTGTTGGTTTGATAATAGATGTGAAGAAGGTATCGAATGTTTGCGCCAATATCAAAGAGAGTGGAATGATGATAAAAAATGTTTTAATGACCGCCCTAAACACGATTTCACAAGCCACTCTGCCGATGCGTTCCGCTATCTCAGCATTGTATGGAAAGATGAGGACAGCCCTATCCTCAAAGATTCAAGGATTAAAGGACTTCATGTCGGCCAAACTGATGTAAGTTTGAACGAAATGTGGAAAGAAACCCCAAAAATAGTTAATCGCAGGATATAAAACATGGAACACACATACCAAGATTGGTACAACTGCATTGCCCAGTACGAGCGTACATTTAAAGAATGGGAAGGGCGAGCAGACAAGATTGTTAAGCGTTACCGTGATGACAGCCGCACTAGGAATAACCCTAATGCCAAGTTCAATATCCTGTGGAGCAATGTCCAAACCATTACACCAGCGGTATTTGCCCGTTTACCAAGACCCGATGTAAGCCGTAGATTCCGTGATAACGATCCTATTGGCCGAGTGGCCTCAATGATGCTTGAACGGGCGTTAGAGTACGAGATTGAACATTATGGTGACTATGCCAGCGCAATGAAACAAACCGTTCAGGATCGCTTATTAGGCGGTCGTGGCACGGCTTGGGTTCGTTATGAGCCACACATTGTCGGTGAAGCTGAAGATATGCCTGATGACGGCCTACAAGTAACTGAAGATATTGATGAAGCTGAAACTGAAGGCGGCATTCATCGTGAGAACCAAGAACGCATTGAATACGAATGCGCCCCAGTTGATTATGTTCATTGGCGTGATTTTGGCTTAACCGTTGCCCGTACATGGGAAGAAGTCACCGCAGTATGGCGTAAGGTTTATATGGGCAGACCAGCCCTTGTTGAACGCTTTGGTGAAGAACTTGGCGGTCGTATTCCGCTAGATACAAAACCTGAAACTTCTAAAACTTTCAACGAAAAGATGGGCGAAGGCGCATCTGAAGCCGTTGTTTATGAAATTTGGGATAAAACCAGCGGTCAAGTTATTTGGCTTAACAAGTCAATGGGCAAGATTCTTGATACCCGTGATGATCCGCTCCAGCTTGAGAACTTTTGGCCATGCCCAAAGCCAATGTTCTCAACTCTGACGACTGACAGCTTAATCCCTGTTCCTGACTTTGTTCTTTACCAAGACCAAGCAAGACAGCTAGACACGCTTGCAGACCGTATTGATGGATTTATCCAAGCCCTTAAAGTTCGGGGCGTATATGATGCGGCAGAGCCATCTTTAGCCCGTTTATTTACTGAAGGTGAGAACAACTCCCTATTGCCAGTTAAAAACTACGGTGCATTTAGCGAAAAGGGTGGATTACAAGGCGCAATTAATCTTGTAGATATCAAGCCAATTGCCGAAGGTTTAAACATGGCTTATCAAGCTATGGAGCAAGTCAAGGGTCAGATTTACGAAATCATGGGTATTGCTGATATTCAGCGTGGTCAAACTGATCCTAACGAAACTCTTGGCGCACAAATCATCAAGTCAAACAACGCTAGTGGCCGTTTAAAGACCATGCAACACGATGTAGTGAACTTTGCTACCGCTCTATTGCAGATCAAAGCACAAATTATTTGCCAACATTTTACCGATGACACTATTATTAAGATCAGCGGTGCAATGCAATTATCAGAACAGGATCAAGCATTTATACCGCAAGCCCTTGAATTGTTAAAGAACGAACCAGCTAAAAACTTCCGTATTGAAGTTACTAGCGATTCAATGATTTATCAAGATGAACAGCAAGAAAAGCAAGATCGCATTGAGTTCTTAAGTTCGGTAAGTAGCTTTATGCAAACTGCCCTACCAGTAGCCACAAACGCACCTGAACTCACTCCGCTACTCATGGAAATGCTCAAGTTCGGTGTAACAGCGTTTAAAGCTGGTAAAGGTATGGAAGGCTTGATTGACGAAACAGCAGATAAATTCCGTCAGCAAGCTAAAGCAATGGAAGGCCAGCCAAAGCCACCAAGCCCTGAAATGCAAAAAATGCAAATGCAAATGCAATTAGAGCAAGCCAAAATGCAGGCCGCTCAACAGCAAACCCAACAATCTGCCCAGCTTGAACAGCAAAAAATGCAGATGCAGATGGAACTTGAGAAGGCCAAGCAAGAGTATCAAGCGCAAGAAAACCAGCTTAAATTCCAATTAGAAGATCAGCGTAATAGAGCGCAGGCCGAGATGGATATGAAAGTCGCACAGATGAAGATGAACACCGAGCGCAATACTCAAGTTTTGTTAGCGCACATTAACAACGGTGCAAAAATTGAAACAGCCCGTATTTCTGCTGGTGTAGATGATGGTGAACAAGCCTATTTGTCTGAAGAAGCTATGGCCGCATCTATGCAACATCCTATGCAACCCATTGCCGATGCCATCAGCCATAGCAATCAGCAGATGACGCTGGCATTAGGTGACTTGGTAAACACTATCAACGAAAACCACAATAGACCTAAACAAGTGGTACGGGGACAAGACGGTAAAATCATCGGAGTTCAATAATGGCTATTACAGTCAAGCATACTAAGGTTTCAACGATACCTGACGGAGATGATTCATCTTTAATTCGCCCAAGTGATTGGAACGATGACCACCAACTAACGGGAACTGTTCCAGTAGCTAATGGCGGTACTGGTGCGGCAACTCTAACTGGTTATGTAAAAGGTAACGGCACGGCCGCAATGACAGCGGCAACAACCATTCCTAGCACTGATGTAACAGGCTTGGGAACAATGTCCACCCAAAACAGTAACAACATATCTGTTACTGGTGGATCAATGAATGGCGTAACCATTAGCGATTATGTTGCAACCGCACAAAAAGGCGTGGCTAACGGTGTAGCAACTTTAGATGGCGGTGGAACTGTACCCGTTAGTCAGTTACCAGCCGCAGTTTTAGGAGCATTAAGTTATCAAGGCACATGGAATGCAAACACTAATACGCCTACTCTCACCAGCTCTGTGGGTACTAAAGGTTATTACTATGTTGTTTCTGTCGCTGGTAGCACTAATCTCAACGGCATTACTGATTGGCAAGTGGGCGATTGGGCGGTATATAACGGGTCGGCATGGCAGAAGATAGATAACACCGATGCAGTAACTAGCGTAAATGGTAAGACGGGTACGGTAGTTCTTAATTACACCGATGTAGGCGCTTTCCCTGCTACAAGCACAACTGGTTCAGGCAATGTCGTATTAGCCACAGGTGCAACTCAAGCCCATCCAACCATCAGCGATTATGAAACATTTACTTCTACATCTGCCCCAAGTTATGCAGAAGGTGAATTATGGTATGACAGCACACAAAAGGCTTTAACTTATTTTAATGATGTAACTAATAACGCTGTTCATATTGGGCAAGAAGTCCAATTAAAAGTTATTAACAATACTGGTTCTAGCATTGCCAATGGAACTCCTGTTTATGTTACAGGCACTTCTAGCGGTCAAAGCTACCCAAATATTGCTCTTGCTCAAGCAAATGCGTCTAGCACTTCTGCTGTATTAGGTTTAACAAACGGCACTATAGCTTCAGGTGCAGTAGGCTATGTATGTACCGCAGGATTACTTACTCCATGCAATACAGGGTCATTCACAGTCGGCCAAGTTTTATATTTAAGCCCATATTCTGCTGGTCAGTTAATGAATACAGTGCCGCCTACAGGTTATGCGGTGCAAGTGGGTGTTGTGGCTTATGCAAATAGTCCTAATGGTTCGATATATGTAAAACAAACCACACCTTTGGCAGTTTCAGCTTCTACCATTATTGGTCAAGTAGCTGTTGCAAACGGTGGAACTGGTGCTTCTACACTTACAGGATATGTTAAAGGTAGCGGTACAAGTGTAATGACAGCATCAAGTACCATTCCTACTACAGACTTATCAGGCACAATAACTAACGCCCAATTAGCCAATTCAGCTATTACCATCAACGGCACAAGCACAAGTCTTGGTGGCTCTGTAAGTGTAGGCACAGTTACTAGCGTAGCGGCAACAGCAGGTACAGGAATTAGCGTAACTGGAAGCCCTATTACTGGTAGCGGTACATTAACTATCACCAATACCGCACCTGACCAAACAGTAGCTTTAACAAGTGGTACAGGCATCAGCGTTACTGGTACTTACCCTAACTTTACAGTTACAAACACCAGCCCATCTAGCGGTGGTACTGTAACTAGCGTAAGTGGAACAACAGGGCGTATTACATCTACTGGCGGTAACACCCCTGTTATTGACTTAGCGTCAGGCGTGGCAACTGCTGGAACAACTGGTTCATCTACCCTTATTCCAGTAGTTACCATCGATACTTATGGGCGTGTAACCAGCATTTCAACAGCATCTAATCCACAGGGAACGGTCACTTCTGTAACTGGAACTGCTCCCGTTGTATCTTCAGGTGGTGCAACTCCAGCAATTAGCATGGCGGCCGCTACAACTAGCGTTAATGGTTATTTGACTAGCACCGATTGGAATACCTTTAATGGTAAAGCCGCATCTTTTACCTATACAAGCACTTATATTCCGTATGGTCAAGGCACTACAACGCCAAACCAATCATCTAGCTTAACTTTTGATGGCACAACCCAAAATGCTCCAATACAAAGGGCAAGTAATGGAATAGTGGTCAATAGTAAGACTGTTTCTGCTAGTTATACGATTGCAAGTGGCGATTCTGCTATGTCCGTAGGAACAATAACCGTAGCAAGCGGTCAATCTGTGACAGTTTCTAGTGGGTCACGCTGGGTAGTTCTGTAATGTTTTCAACGGCTTTTCAAGCTAATGCGTTCCAAAACAACGCATTTCAGGTATATGTAGCACCCACACCAACCAATGATTTAAGGGGTGGAGATGATGCTTCTTGGACAGCCGATGACCTAAAACGATTACGCAAGCTATCTGCCAAGATTGCCGAAAGACAGCGTAAGCTAGAGCAAGCTACTAAAGATGCCAACGCAGATCGCAGGAAAGCATTTAAAGAACAAATTGATCCAACGCCTATTGCAAAAGTTAAGCAAACTAAAGTAAAATCAATTCAAGAGGTTAAAGCTGATATACCGTCAGTCGATACACAAGAATTACAACGGTCTATAAGCTACCTTGAAAACCAACGGAATAACATCCTTGAAGCGGTAGCGATCAGACACCAACAAGCTCTTATGCAAGAGCAATTGAGGGTAATGGAAGCCAAACGCCTAGAGGAACTAGACGATGAGGCGGCAATATTATTACTACTGTAAGTGCAGATGCACAATACAAATTAGCTTACGAACACCTACACGCTGGCCGATATGAGGCTGGATTTAGGGAATTTGAATATCGCTGGCATCCTGAAATCATTGCCAAGCAAGATAAACCTTACGCCCCTGAATTAAAAATGCCTGTATGGAGAGGTGAGCCGTTGATGGGCAAATCTATTACCGTGCAGATGGAGCAGGGTTTCGGTGACATTATTATGTTTGCCCGATTCTTGCCAGCACTTAAAGCATTGGGTGCAAAACAAGTCGTGGTATTACAGGAAAGCTCTTTGCATCACCTTTTAGGTCAAATTCATGCAGTAGATATATTTAGCAATGATTTAAAAGAAGGTGCGGCAACACAATCCGATTACTGGATTGGTTCGATGTCTTTGCCTTATTACATTAGTTTGATGCACCCTATCGTTAAATCGTTATTTCCCGTCACACGAAACAAGATTGTAGGTTCAGAAGGTTATTTACACGCTATTCCTAGTAATATTCCACCTAAGATTGGGGTAAATTGGGAAGCATCTAAGCAATTACTGTATTACAGCAAATCAATTGACCACCGACACATGGCAGAATTGGTTGGTGATGACGCATATTCATTAAATCCTAAATCTGATGGGCTATTTCACCCATTACCTAATGATGGATGGAAGCAAAATTGGGTAAAAACCGCATCACACATGAAAGCATTAAAGGGAATTGTTACTGTTGACACGGGAACAGCCCATTTAGCTGGTGCTTTGGGGGTAAAAACCATAGTTTTGCTACCAAAAGAAGAATTTGTTTGCTGGCGATGGAAAAATGCCCGTTGGTATGACAGCATTTGCTTACTTAGACCTAGTGAATACGACCAATTACCTGAACTTATAAGGAGAATGTAATGGCTTTAGTTAAAGTCACAGTTAAATGCCCACATTGCAAGGTAGATCACGAAGAATATGATGCAACGCA